AACAGGAGTTTCCTGCGTCAATGGAATGCTCGAATGAGTAGGCCCAATGTTGAACCTCTTGTCGACAAAGCGGTTGTAGCAGTTTTGCGTAAACAAGGTTTCAACGAGATAGGGTACGTGCCACGTAACCTATACGACCCAGATGCATTGTTCGAATCACTCGAACTATATGCGCCGGAGTACTCACGACCTATCGATTTTCAGAACGATAGTGTAAAAGCCGGCAGAGATATAGCATTTAAAGCTTTTGCTAAGCCTAAGCATGCAGCCTATCTCGAAGCTATACGATTAGACGGGCCATTATGGAAAGTCTATGACTTACTAGAGATCAAAGGCGATAGGTCAGCAGGTTTAACTGCATATGGCATGACCAAACAGGAAGCATTTCCTGTAGCTATGCGAAAGGTAGTCGAAATCCTTACTCAAGGAAAGAGACCAGATCCATGTTTAGCGGGTGTGCGCACACAAGCTGGAAAGTTAGGTAGACTGATTTGGGGATACCCAATGGCTGTTACTATACTAGAAGGCTTAGTTGCAAGGCCGCTGCTGAATCACTTCCTGAATGTGCATCCAACGCCAATGGCCTTTGGATTAACTTCGGCAGAAATCGGCATTAAAATGAGGAAAGCAGTAAGTCATACGGTTAATCACGTTTCAGTGGACGCTTCAAAGTTTGATTCGTCTGTTCAAGCAGGGGTTATAAAGTTTGGCTTTAACTGTCTCAGAACATGGTTCGACCCAGAACAAGAGGTTGGTTATGGAGCAACAGTGAAAGACATTTTCGACTTGGTTGAGAATTACTTCATTAGAACTCCAATTGTTATGCCAACCGTGGATGGACCAGTGCTATACCAAGGTAAACGCCACGGCGTACCTAGTGGTTCATACTTTACTCAAATAATTGACTCAATTGCATCAACGATGTTTGTTGGAACGCTGGATTTCAACTATAAACTTAAGTTGAGGCTAGATGAAATTATGGTTTTGGGAGATGATATCTTGTTCTTTACGAACAAAGCTCTGAACCTATCCGACGTCGCGGAAACATTGGAAAAGCTCTATGGTATGAAAGTTAACGTGAGTAAGAGTATAATCCAGCCAAACTCTGAAAGCATCCCATTCCTGGGAAGGAAATGGCGAAGCGGAGTACCACTAAGAGAATTCCGAAGTGTTGTGGAACGGGCAGTGTCTCCAGAACGGTATCGCAACTACGGAGGGGATGTACACAAAGGCGCGTCTGCAGTAATTGCAAGCTATGGTTTTACTGCAATGATAACAGATTTGCCAATGAAGTTCGACCCTTACCAAGGATTGCATTCGCACGCGATAGCACCAAACTCATCAAGTGGACTCACTGAGTTTATGCTTAAGGAAGGTTTAATCGTCAATA